CCACCCAAACGGAAGACCTAAACCAAAAAGAAAAATAACACCATTTAGGATTGGGGAACCGGTTGCAGATTTTAAAGCGGAGTATATTTTAACGCCGTTGCCGGGAAGCCCCGAAGTACAAAGAACATGGGGGGAAGATAATGAAAGTAAAACTTAGTCCGTTGATTAATATGTCGCAAAGACAACAGAAAGAAATCCACGAATATATCAACAAACGAGTGGCACAAATTTGCGATGAAGATGCAACAGGATTAATACGTCGGTGTTATAAGACATTTGCGGTTGCACTACACACAAAATACGGATTTGGAAAAAAGCGATTATTGGAATTAATGGGCGAATTGAGTGATATATCAAAACTGCGAAACACGGATGAGGTGTTTTGGAAACATATTGATGATATAATAGTTAATGAAATTGGATTAGAATTTAATCGAGAAAAATATGACGAGGTAGACAACTAAAGAGGGGGATTTTTAATGGTTTGGACAATATTATCGTGGTTAATGTCGGCGGTTGCTTTATTTGGTACTATGCTTAATGCGGAAAGGAATATTTACGGATTTTTGTTTTGGTTAGTGTCTAACCTATACATGACAATTAGATTTGCATACATAGGCGAATATGCTCAAGCAGTATTATTTTTTATTTATTTTATTCTTGCAATTCGTGGCATAGTGGCATGGAAAAGGAAAGAGCAAGAAAATTACAAATATATCAAAATATCTAAAAAATAATAATACATACAGATATGTCAACAATACCTTTGAAAAAATTATTTTTTGGAGGTATCGATATGGTATTTACAGAACTTATTTTATGGATAGCGGCTATAATATTTTTGATTGGTGTAGTAATGACACTTGAAGCGAGGTTATCAAGTAAAATTGGATTATGGTTAATGCTAATAACATCAGCATTTTTCGTATATTTTTTTTCGAGTATTTTATTACCGGCATGCGTGCTTTTCGGGGTGTTAGCGTTAATCTCGATTAGATACTTGATATCCAGCAAGTGAAAGGGAAACAAAAGGGAAAAAGAGGGTTGAGGTATGCCGAGAGGGGAAAACCCAAACAGCAAAAAAGCATTAAAAAAAACGGAATTTAAAAAAGGCTATAAACGCACTAAAAAAAGCATTGAAAAGCAAAAGAAAACGATGGCCAAAAAACAGACATTTAAAGAGTTAATGAATATTGCGTTAGAAAAACAAATTACTGCTAAAAATGGCGAAGTAATGACAACCAAAGAGGCAATTATTGCAAAAGCCGTTGTGGATGCCGTGAAAGGCGACAGGTCGGCACGTGAATTTTGCCGTGATACCGCTGGGGAAAAACCTGTGGAAAGAGTTATGATTGCCGAGGTTACGCAAGACGTTATTGACGAAGTAGAAAAGATGGTTGCCGATGACACGTGAACAAGCGGTTAAATTTTTAAAAAATAGACCGTATAAGTTCGGACATTTACTTGGATTTACGAAATTAACTGAGTTACACAACAAATGGATTATAGACATGGTGCGTGGTGTTGGCGATAAAACGCTACAAGCGCACCGTGCTAGTTATAAGACTACTTGCGTATCAATAGCACTTGCTTTAATTATGCTTTTGCTTCCTAATAAGCGAACAATGTTTTTGCGTAAAACTGACAGCGATGTAAAAGAGATTATCAATCAAGTAAAAAAAATACTTGAAAATGAGCGGTACAGATATTTTGTGCAGTGTATTTACGGTGTTGATTTAAAGATAACTACCAGCAATTACGGCGAGTTATCTACAAATTTAACGAATGACCCTCGAGGAACTTCCCAGCTTGTTGCGTTTGGTTGTGGGTCATCATTAACCGGTAAACACTTTGACCGTATATTTACCGATGATATTGTTAACGTATCGGACAGAATATCTAAAGCGGAACGAGATAAAACAAAGCTTATATATCAGGAACTTCAGAATATTAAAAACCGAGATGGCCGAATATTTAACACAGGCACACCGTGGCACAAGGATGATTGTTTTACCATTATGCCAAACCCTGAGAAATTTGATTGTTATCAAACTGGGCTTATTACTCCTGAAAAACTCGAAGAGATAAAAAAGTCAATGACATCATCACTTTTCAGCGCTAACTATGAACTCAAGCATATTGCAGATGAAGATGTTATTTTTGATAATCCTAAAATGAACGAAGATTTTAAATTAGTACTTAATGGCATAGCTCACGTTGATGCGGCTTATGGTGGCGAAGATTATACGGCGTTTACAATATGCAAAAAACAAGATGATAGATATTATGTGTTCGGAAAACTGTGGCATAAACACGTTGATGAATGTTTAGATGAAATAAAGCAATTAATGGAAGAATACCGAGCAAATAAAGTATATTGCGAGGTTAATGGCGACAAGGGTTATCTTGCAAAGGAACTAAGAAAAAAAGGTTTAAAGGCAATAACGTACCGAGAAAGTCAAAATAAATTTTTGAAAATAACCAGTTATCTAAAAGGTGCATGGGAAAATGTCTATTTTGTGGTTGGTACAGACAAAGAGTATATCAACCAAATATGCGAATTTAATGAGAATGCCGAACACGATGATGCTTGTCTTATCGGAGAAACACTTATAGCAACAACAAAAGGGAATATACCGATAAAAGATATAAGACCAGGTGATTTTGTGTTAACACCAGCTGGGCCAAGAAAAGTGTTGGCGAGTGGTAAAACAGCAATTGATAGAGAAGTATTTGATTATAACGGAATTGTTTCAACACCGGACCACAAAATATATGATGCAATAAGCAATAAATTTACAAGAGCGGATAGATTGAAACGTACAGCGAGATACGATATAATTAGTCTGAAAGGTCTGATTATATGGAAACGAAGATTACTATATTCAATGGGGAAGAATATCGCAGAAGCCCAAAGAGCAAATATTATTTCAAGCACACAACAAGAAATTGCGAGAGAAAAACGACAAAGCAACTTCACAGAGCGGTTTGGGAATTCTATAACGGAGAAATTCCGAAAGGCTATCATATTCACCACATTGACGGTAATATCGACAATAACGACATTACCAACTTGGATTGCATATCGGCTAGGGAACATTTATCAATGCACGCAAAGAAAAATTTGCAAAATAATGAATGGAGAAAAGAAAACAGAAAGCAAATTGCTGAAGCATCAGAACTCGCAAAACAGTGGCATAAATCTGAAGTTGGAAGAGAGTGGCATAGAAAGCATTCAAAAGAATCGATACTTAAAGCACAGAAGCATGACAAAAGAAAAAACTGTGAGTTTTGTAAAACAGAATTTATGGGAACTACAATGCAACGATTTTGCTCGATTAGATGCCAACAAAGAGCCAGAACAGCAAGAATTAATAAATTTGGAGAAAAAATTAGAAGATGCAATTGCTGTGGTGAAAAATACGAAGCAAGAGCATCACAACAAAAATTTTGTTCAGCTAAATGCAAACAGAGATTTTATTCAGAAAGAGGACGTATACAATCTGACAATTGAAAATGCTGGCTGCTTTTATGCTAACGGAATATTAGTTTCAAATTGTGACAGTTTGGCGAGTATAATACGCAAGCTATATTCCAAGAATACAGATGAGTTTGAATCTGTACTCGGCTTAATATGATAAAATATAATTGGCAGTATTGCTAATATTTAAGGGGGGTTATATATGTTAACTTATCAAGATTTTTTAAAAAACAAAGGAAGCGGACTTGGAACATTTTTATTACAGGTAATTGATGAGCATAAGTCATCAGATGCATACAGAATAGCAAGGGACGCTGAACAGTACGACAAACAGCGCAATGTTACAATTATGAATTTTCAGAAATATCTCTATAACATGAAAGGTGCAAAAATACCTGATGTAATAAGCCCAAACCATAAATTATCAAGTAATTTCTTTAATCGATTTACCACTCAATTAACGCAGTATTTGCTTGGCAACGGCGTTACATTTCCGGAAGAGGGAGTTAAAGAAAAACTCGGTGAAGATTTTGACACAGAATTACAAAGAGCCGGCAAATATGCACTTGTTGGCGGTGTATCTTTTGGTTTTTGGGATTTAGATAAATTAAGAGTGTTTAAGTTTACAGAATTTGCGCCGCTTTATGATGAAGAAAACGGCGGTTTAAGAGTTGGTATTAGATTTTGGCAGTTAGCGCCAAACAAACCGCTCCGAATGACATTATATGAAGAAGACGGATATACAGAATATATCAAAGCCGACCGTG